TTCACATGAATTCGCAGGCAGTTGTCAATTTGTTTTTACTGGCACACGAGCAAACTCTCAATCAGTTATTCCAAAAATATTAACTTTAGGTAAAAAATTATGGGATGTTGATTTACAATATTATATAGATAAACATGGCTTGGATTGAAGGTAATCAAAATCGTCGACCAAAAGAAGACATCAATAAAGAAATTCTTGAATTAGAAGGTTTTCTGGACGAAAAAGAAGCCAAACAAAATCTTTACAAGTTTTTAAAAGATAATATTACATTTACCACTAGTTTGGTTGGAGGAGTAGATTTATTTCCGTTTCAACATATGGCTATTAAGGCTATGTTCGAAACAGATTATTTTATGGGAGTATGGAGTCGAGGTATGAGTAAATCATTTACCACTGGCGTATATGCATTTTTGGATGCTATTTTACACCAAGGAGTAGAGATTGGTATACTGGCGGCATCGTTCAGGCAGTCAAAACAAATCTTCAAGAAAATAGAAGATATTGCAGCTAAACCCGAAGCTCGTATGTTGGCGAATTGTATTACCAAAAAATCAAAAAGTAACGATGAATGGTTAATGGAAATCGGCAGAAGTAGAATAAGAGCATTACCGTTGGGTGATGGATCAAAGTTGCGTGGTTTTCGATTTCATAGAATTATTATTGACGAGTTTCTTTTGATGCCAGAAAGAATTTATAACGAAGTTATTGTACCCTTTTTGTCGGTTGTGGAAAACCCTACGCAAAGAGAAGACTTGTACAATCTTGAGACAAAATTAATCGAGCAAGGGAAAATGACCGAAGAAGAAAGGTATGTTTGGCCAAACAATAAATTGATTATGCTTTCTTCTGCTAGTTATAAATTTGAATACATGTACAAACTATATAGCCAGTTTGAGGGTTTAATAGATAATCAAACAGACAAAGCTACTCGATGTATCATGCAGTTTTCTTACGATTGTGCGCCAAAACAACTTTACGATCAAAACCTTATCACTCAAGCTAAAGCTACAATGAGTCAGTCGCAGTTTGAAAGAGAGTTTGGGGCGTTGTTTACTGATGATAGTTCTGGGTATTTTAAAACTTCACGTATGGCAGCATGTACCGTAGTAGACGGAGAAGATCCCCACGTAGAAATTAAGGGTCAACCAGAAGATGAATATATACTTTCATTTGACCCTTCTTGGTCGGAAAGTGAAAGTAGTGACGACTTCGCTATGCATGTATTGAAATACCATAAGGGCCGAGGCACATCTACCTTGATACATTCTTATGCGATGTCAGGTACCCCGCTGAGAGATCATATTTTTTACTTTTATTATTTGATTAAAAATTTTAATATTATAGCTATTGTAGGAGACTACAATGGTGGAGTACAGTTCATTAATGCGGTAAATGAAAGTGAGTTATTTAAATCGAGTAAGATTAAAATTCAGGGAGTAGATGGCGATTTTGATAAAATGGATACTTATAAAGACGAATTGCGCACAGCCAAAATGCAGTACAATAAAAAAGAGTACAAGTATTTGTTTTTAAGGAAACCTACTTCTGACTGGATTCGTAGAGCGAACGAGTTGTTACAGGCAAACTTTGATCATAAGCGTATTTGGTTCGGGTCACGCGCGATTGATGAAGCTTATAATAAGCAAAGGGCAAAGAAAATACCAATAGATAAATTGAAATTTCTAAGACTATCGGATGACGAGCAAAAACAAAGTGGTCAAGCAAAAATGATAGACTTTATCGAACATCAATACGATATGATTAATATGACAAAGAATCAATGTGCTTTAATTCAGATCACTACTTCACCACAAGGCACTCAAACTTTTGGGCTACCTTCAGAGCTGAGAAGACAGACTGGGCCAGACAAAGCGAGAAAAGATTCTTACTCAGCTCTCGTGCTTGGTAGTTGGATGGTAAAGGTTTTTCATGACATGAATAATACCCAGGCCCAGCAGGCTCACTCCACATTTGCACCAATGTTCATAAGTTGACTTTTAACTTTTATAGACTTTTACATAGACTTTGTGTATTATAGTTTGTGAAAGAAAAAAGAAAATATACTAAAAGGTCAGACTATTGGAATCAATTTACTCAACACGATAAACCTATAGATGATTTATTGAAGTTAAATCAATCCATAGAAACCCTTCCAGAAACAGCTGGAGAAAGTTTTTACGTGCAAGCTACCAGTGCTTCTGCGACAACACGGCGATCACAGTACGAAGGTCACACTATTTCGAGAAAAAACTCTATTCATAGTCAGAACAAGGAAGACAAGTATATAAATATCCGAAGCGGTATGCTTCCATATGATTATTCTGGTGACGGAGTCAATGTGCGCGATGCGATCGAACTATGTCAGAAAGCTTATGCTAATATTGCGATATTTAGAAACGCGATCGATATTATGGCTGAATTTTCCAACTCTCCCATTTACCTAGAAGGAGATAACGATAGATCTAAAAAATTCATAGAAGGTTGGATGAAGAAGATAGGCATATGGAAGCTAAAAGATCAATACTTCAGAGAGTATTACAGATCAGGAAATATTTTCTTTTACAGAGTAGACGGTAAATTTTCAAGCGAGGACTTAATGAAGATGAACTATGTTTACGCATCTCAGACATTAAGACCTGGCGAAATACCAGTGCGGTATATGCTGCTAAACCCATATGACATTGTGACCGATAAAGCTACCGCTTTTCAGGACGGTATATATAAAAAAGTATTATCCGATTACGAGTTAGAGAGATTAAGGGATCCAAAAACAGAAGAAGATAAAAAAGTATTTGATTCATTAGATCCTGAAACCAAAAAGAAAATTAAAGATGGATCTTTTACGAGAGATGGAATTAAAATCGAATTAGATTCAGAAAAATTAATTTATTCATTTTATAAAAAACAAGATTACGAACCTTTTGCTATTCCTTTTGGGTTTCCTGTATTGGATGATATTAATTGGAAATTAGAATTAAAAAAGATTGATCAAGCTATATGTAGAACTGTAGAGAATGTAATACTTTTAATTACAATGGGAGCTGAGCCTGATAAAGGCGGAGTAAACCCAAATAATTTAAAAGCCATGCAAGAGCTATTTAAGAATGAAAGTGTTGGTCGTGCTTTGATTGCAGATTATACCACAAAAGCTCAATTTGTTATTCCTGACCTTAATAAAGTTCTTGGTTCTGAAAAATACAAGATTGTTAACGAAGATATTAAAGAAGGGCTACAAAATATAATTGTTGGCAGCGAGAAATTTTCCAACACACAAGTTAAAGCGGAGATCTTTTTAGAAAGATTAAAAGAATCGCGTAATGCATTTTTGAATGATTTCTTACAGCCACAAATCAAGGAGGTGTGTCGCAACATGGGATTAAAGTCTTATCCTGTAGCTAAGTTTGAAGAGATTGATATCAAGGACGAAGTTCAATTCCATCGAGTTATTACTCGTCTACTGGAAATCGGAATACTTACTCCAGAGCAAGGCATCAAGTCGATGCAAACTGGATTGTACCCAAATCCGCGCGAACTATCTCAAGTGCAAGAAACTTATATCGAGCAGAGAGAGAAAGGTTACTACAATCCATTGGTGGGCGGCATACCGATGATCGAAAGTGTACAATCTGAAAAAGATAGAGAAATTGCAGAAGAGCAACTTGAAATTCAAAAAGAAGGAGTCGAGAATCAAAAACAAACTGTTCAACAAAAAAGTAAAGAAACTCAAAATCAAACACAGAAATCTCCTGGTCGCCCAAATGGAACAAATCAAATTCCACTACAGGCTGCAGATTTTTATGGAAAAGATAATGTGCAAGAAACAATATATGATATAGAAGATTTACAATCTTATGCTATTGCTAATTTCCAGAAACATAAAAATTTAAAAGAATTGAATGACGGACATAAAGATTTAATTGTAAAACTATGTGAATCTGTAGTTTGCGCAAAAGAGAAAAATCAATGGAAAAAGACTTTATTGTCTTGTGTAAAGAATACAAACAATATCGAAAAGTTAGATATTATGCCTGACATATTGGAGATATCTGCAAAGCATGAATTGTCTGATTATCCATCAGCTATATTATATCATAGTAAAAATCACAAAAAATAGTGTACTTACAATACATGAGTCAAAAATTTAAATATACTACAAACTTTTCTAATATAATTTTAGCTTCCGGAGCTATTGATTCTCCTGACCTGAATATCAGTAAGGCATCTCTCGACTCATTAAAAACTATTATACCTAGCGATGTAGATCTTGAAAAGAATATGGATTTGCTTGCAGTAGCATTTAATGGAGCTGTAGTTAATTCATTTAACAAGAATGGTGACGGAATTGATGCGAAGTCTGCAGTACGTATTCTTGATCAATTTAAACACAAGCCCACAAACATTGAACATCAA